AAGTCAGAATGGTAAGTGGAAAGCAATTGAGAATGGCGTTGGATAAGTTCATGAAGTCTCCTGTATGTCAGCATGCAAGGGTTCAAATAGAATTACCTAATGGCGAAATGTATGATTTAACAGCAATGATGTTGTTGGAGAATAGAATGTTGGGTACACGCGAGACACATAGATTAGTTTTAAAAGCAGAAAAACCTACTCTTGTTATGGGTAAAACAATTAAAAAATTATAGGGTCGTTACCTTAACCTCAGACCACCATGAGAGAGTCAAACCTATACAAAAAATTAAAGAAAGAATTTAAATCAATTTCACTTATTCGTTTGGAAAATCGCGCCTTACTTGGCACTCCTGATTTGCTTTGTCAAAATACTAATGGGGTCTTTTTCACGCTTGAGCTTAAGGTAACAAAAGGTAAGTCTGTGAGGCTTTCCCCTCATCAGATTTCATTTCACATGAAACACAAAGCTTGTACCTTTGTGCTTGTAGCTTGTTCCCTGAAGCTTGGATCTTATCGCTTGTACTCTGGCTCACGGATCTTGGATCTCGTGAGGGAAGGCTTGAAGCTTGAACCTTGTGCCCTGGGCCTACCGGCCATATGCACCCTGCTTGAAGGCTTGCGCTCTGGATAGCCATTAGCCCTGCACCACTCGTTGTGGATCCTGGTTATGATGTGATCGTACTTACGCTGGGCAGCCATACATCTCTTCGCAATATTCATCGAGGCCCAAGTTGTCTTGGAATGCCCATTGCACGCGGTCCGAGCCCCAGTAACCTTCAACCTCTTTCGTATACAGGTTTACCCAAATAGTTGGCCCGCCTCCAGCGACCATGAGCTCTGCTCCCATGTAACGCTTTTCCCGGTCCACGATGTAACGAATGTCATAGACGTCCTGCATCCATTCACTGGCTGTAATTTCTTTGCGCGGCTGGTCAACGTAGTCCTGCTGCTTAGCGTCTGTTATATCTTGCGCAATGTTCTTGCACATCCTGCGAAGCTGCTCTTCGCATGTCTCACTTTTCTTTTTTAATGCACTCATTTGATTCCTTTCTGTTGCGGGTCCGCCGGGTTTGTTATGATCGCCCGGCAGCGTCCCAATCTGTTTATCGTAAGATTGCATAAACTCTTTTCATAAACATGGTCCTACTATATCCTAGATGCCTGGATCTGTCAAGCCTTAGCTGCTTGGCGCCTGTTCATTATGGGGCGGGCCCACCCTGCTTGAAGCTTGTAGCTTGTGCGTTATTTTTATTTTTTTGATTGGGCCTTTACCCAGGCCCTGTGGGGTGGTCAAACACATTGAGGCCGGCGTGCTTTATTTTAATAACCCAGGTAACAGGCCTACTAGCAATTAACTAGGTGCTTGACCCCAGATCACCGGTGGCCACTCCCTTAGTCTCTCGACTGGTTGTTCTTGTCGGTGATCAGGGCTCAAGGGCGTAAGTGTGCGGAGGGTTCCGGAGCTAGTCTGATTACCGGTTTCGCGGGTGATCAATCCCGTAAGCTACACCTCTGCTCTAGTGTTTATACTCACACTCCGAACGCCTTTGACCTCAAGTGTGGGGCTATGGACCAAATGTGCACTAGAATGCCCCGCCCCACTATTCGAAAGGACTGAGATTGAAGAGGTAGTTTCCACCAGAAAGACGGACTATATTAGTCGGTGTGATCTAGTAGAACTTGGTTTTCTTACAATCTCATATTCCTAATGCAATATAAGACTTGACAATCTGTTTGTCAAGGGATAGTATGGGATAATTATAAACACTAACAGAAAGGACACAATGTCAAAAATAAGAATGAATACAGAATATAGAAACAAACTCTATAATCGTATTAAAGATGTCTTTGAAAAAGAGGACACGCAAGAACGACAAGCATTTCTTGAGGCAAGAGAAAACTTCAATGCTTATCAAAGAGATAGCTTTAATCTTGCAAAGCAAGTAGTAGAGAGATCATACCCTACTGATGATGTAGCCACACTACGAAAGTTTAAGAAAAAGTATGGCGACCCATGTGATGTAGTAGCAAAAGATAAATGCTTTTACTTTGCACACCACGAAGATGTAAATGACGAGGGCGAAGAAAAGAAAACTCAATCACATTTTGATTTTGGTTTGTATGGAAACCTCAATGGTAATGAGTATGGTGGTGATGAAGAATGTGATCACTTTGCACACGCATATTATAGGGAAGAACTAAAAGCAAAAGGTTGCAACCCTGATATAATTGCACAACAAAGTGGTAAGGAAAGCAACCCACATAAAACTAAACATGTTGACGCAAACAATAAGTTTTTGGGTAAAAGTAATAATAGGTATGACGACGACGATCATGTTGGCATGACTAAAACTTTTAATGCACCATTCTATGTTGATGTTATTGGAACTAGCCATTGTAGATCAAGAGCGATAGCTTGTACCAAAGATGAGTACAATATCTTTTTAGCATGGAGAAGTGCAAAAGCAAAAGTTGTAAGCACACACCAAACTTGGATAGATAGTATAACTAAACAAACAGATCAGTTAAAGATTGGTTTGAAAGCATACAGATATTTAAGTGAAGGTATCGAACTTGCTAGTGAACTAGGAATAAAATTAGACGAGGCAGAATTAGTTAGAACTAACTCAACTGGCTTGACGATTTACAATCCTAGCAACCTTGCGTCTATGATCAAAGGTATGAAAAACAAAAACATATCAAGAGAGGATAAGATCAAGGCAAGACTACAATACGAAAAACAAGCAATTAATTAACTTGACACATTGTGTGGGGTATGTTATTATCCCACACAATAACAGAAAGGACAAATATGTATCACATACTACAAAAAATAGACACAGATTATTTCTGTGTAAGTAAAGTCAGAAAACCTATTGCTACATTTGACGAAGCAGTAGCAAGAGTAAAAGCACTTAAAGTGTTAGATGAGGGTGAGGGCGATAACATAACTTACATCATCACACAGAAAGTGGGCAATGAGTAATTTTTATATAACTTACTTTGCAAAGAAACATAAAAAAATAATAACTAGGAAAGGTCAGTTCGATAAACCAGACGGAACTCCAAGCACGAAAGGTGCTTACTTATCTAAAAAAGGTGAGCCAGTTTTAAACTACTGGGATTTAGACGAAAATGGTTGGCGAAATGCAACTGGTCAAGTGAGGATTAAATGGAACTAACAGCTAGAATACTAATGGTATTAATTGGTTTTGCTGTTGCTATGCTCGGCATTATATATGCCGTGCATACGCAAGATGTATATTTAGGCATATTAATTTCAGTTGGTGGTGTTGCGTCTATGTGGGTAGGACTACCACAATGAGTCATATCTGGTGTCATGGTACGAGTTGCCACAAATCACATACGCTCGATCGCATTCGAGGTAGCAAAGGCTCGAAAGTTTTAAGAACTAGGAAAGTTAAGCAACACACAAATTCTGAATGGTATCACCCAGATCAAATCTATAATTATTTTTGCAGTCAAGGTTGTCTATTTGATTTTGTGAGGACACATATGCAACGCATAGTTGCACTTGATCCACGAAACGAGCCACTTGAAACACCAATCAATGACCCTGAGAAATCGGACACTTATTATAGGGGTTATAAAATAACTGAACGAGGGGTTGACACTAGCACAGAATAATATAATATCCCATATATGATAAACAACGAAAGGATATATATGAGAAAATGTGTTGAGTGTGGTTGCACACCTAAGAACGACGAATGGGCAGTCAACAGCGACAAACATTGTATGGATTGTGAACAGGAGTATAACGATTATTACAATGCGTGTATGGAAAACTGGAACGAGCAGAAACAGGCATTTGATGAGGAGAACCACTCATGAGTTGCGAAGCAAATACACAATGGTTCGAGAGAGCATACGAAGAATATTATGATGACCTCAAAGCAAAGGGGTTATCTGATCAAGAAATAGAAAAGTTTATAACTGATCTATTTTATAACTCTAACGATTAATGAAAGGATATATGAAAGCAGAACAGAAAATAAAAACAACGAACCCGTATTCAGGTCAAAGCATTGACTTAACTATAGAAGAGTTTACGAGGTATCAGATCATTAAACAAGCTGAGCGAAATGCAGATCCTAACAATGGTGATGACCCAATGTGGGACGCTGTTCGTGGTGGCTTAGATTGGTTTAGAAAAAACAATGCCAAAGCTTATATGGTTTTATTAGATTAACAAATAACCACAGGATATAGTGTCAAGGATAATCCTAGACACTATGTCCATAATGGGTCGCAACTTCTGCTTGTAAACTGGGGCGGGCCCACCCCATAGAGGTACCACTGCAGGTTGCAAATAGCTCGTAAATTACGGGCGGGGGCC